CATGTTTACGGATAGCATTAGCCATCTTCACACCCTGAGCCATGTACTCTAGTGGTACGCCAGCAACATAATTCATAAATGTTGCAGACATGGCGTTACGTACAGCAAAACCAGTGCTAGCCATAGCGTAAGTTTTAAAGAACTTTGTGTACCAATCATAGGCATCTAAGAACTTTTGCATTAACTTAGGTTCTTTCATCAATTCAGAAATCCTAGGCTTCCACATATCTGTAATTTCTTTAGGTACTTGAACACCTAAACCAGCGATTGCTTTCCAACCTTCTTCCACATCTTTCATTAACTGCCCACCAATGTAACCTTTTTTGGCAGCATTCAACTGTGACATACTTGCAGGGACACCTTGATAACTAAGCCACGCTAACTTCGTTTCATCAGCATGTAATTGTTTAACAATTTTCCTGTATGCATCAGCCTCAACAGGAGGTAGATTGCCAGCAGTCTTAATGGCAGCATCAACTTTCTTAGCCCACGCATGAGTCTGCATAGCAGCCGAACCCTTGCTAGGTTTCTGTTTAAGTATCTCATTCATGTTGTCAATCTCAGCCTGAAGTTTTACCCCAACCTCATCAGTCCAACGTTTCAAAACCTCAGCCTGATTAAACAACATAGGCAAACGTTCCTGCAAGTTAGCCTGTCGCTTCAACAACTGTGGCAAACCAGCATCACTTTCAATCTGCTTAATGACTTTTTCTAAAGCAGCCTCCTGCTTAGCAACCTGTTTGTCCACGTCAGCCATCATCTTCAAACCTTGTTCACGTGTCAACTTAGTACGCTTACCATTAATGGTAACAGTAATAGTCTTTGACTCCTCATACTGCTTTATGGCTTGTTCGGTAGCCTCGACCTTACGGTTACTCTTAGCAGTTATTGCACCCTTCTTACCAGCAAGGCTACGTTTCTCGGCAGCCAACACTTCACGTTCGGCTGCCGTCAATTCTGCACCCATTAAGTTATCCGCAACATCGCCCATGCGTTGTTGCACATCAAGGTCAACACTTTCATAACCCTTATCTAGAATACGTTGCACCATAGTGCTATCTGCCACACGCTGTACAGGGTCAGTTGCATTAGACCAACCACGCTTAGGTATATTCTCATACCATTCAGGAGACATCAACACATCAAACTTGCCAACTAAATCAGGATGAGGACTATTAGATACAACACTAGGTATAATCATTCCTTGTGTTTCTCCAGTGTAAATAATTCCACCAAGAATATCATCAAGCATTTGTTGTGCAACTAAATCTGTTTCACCATAATTACCAGCAGCAGCAGCAACATGACGTAACTGGTCATCAAGCGTATCAAAAGCCATAACAAGTATGTCATCATCCATCACATCATGTGGCATCTTTGCAAAGTCGCTAATAACTGCAATCAATTCTGCTTGCTCAGGTGAAAACTCAACAAACATTGGGTCAAGTTCATTACCTGCCCAATAAGACTTTGCTTCATCCAAGAAAGCACCACTATCATCTAGACCAGCATTTCTTAATGATGCCCCAAGAATTTCAGGCATGTTCTCATTGCCGAATGCAAGACGGAAATTGTCACCAACACGCAAGTCCAAAAGACTACGTTCATCAGGTGCATGCATTGCTACAGCCTCAGGATTAGTGGGAAAAGTATTGTCAGGCTGATAAGTAGTTAGTCTACGATAAGGTGTAGAACCTTCAGGCAACGGCAAGAAATCATCTGTATATCCGTACACTAAACCATCAGGTGAATACGAAGCATTAAGACGAACATCAACTAATTGTTCAATGCCATCTGCATGGTCTTGAAGATTATTGAGTTCATCCATCATGGCTGAACGTGTCTCCTCAAACTCTGCAGTATTAGGCATCTCATCAATTTGCTTAGATAAAACATTCATACGTTCTTGAATATGCTTTGTTTCTTTAGCAACATTAATTTTATTGCGACGAAGAATAGCCTCAGCCAACTGCTCAGGATTATTAGGAATCTTACGTGCATTAGGGAATAACTCTGCATAATGTTCTTGAAGAATTTGCACGGCTGCGCCGTGAGATTCTTCGCTACCATTTAAAGCAGCACGTAAACGACGTTGCATATCATATAATGCTTTATGTGTGTCACCGAAAGAACCACGTTGGGCTGCCGTTTTTGTCCCTGCTAACTCGTATACTTTAACAAGTTCAGTTTCAACTTGGTCAAGGGCTGCTTTTGCTGCCTTAATCTTGTTAGCATTGACAACAACTTCCCGACCATGTTTAGTTAAAACTTGCTCAGCAAGTTTTACAGAACGTTTACCATAAGCAGCAATAGTTTTGCCACCAATAGAAACAGCATTACGTAATTCTTTTTGTGCAAACTTTAACTTTGTGTGGCTTTTAAGTAAGTTCGCTACCAAATCTTTATCGGGCACAGTTTCTTTAAGTAAAGGTTTAATATAATCAGGACCGAAATCCATCATGCGCCGTGCCCACGCTTCACGCCCTCTAGTCTTAGCCATAGAATATGCGTAACTATCTGCAATAGATGACAAGTCTGTTTCAAACCACTTGATACCAGCATTACGCATGCTGACTTCGTTAATTTCTTTAATGGTACCAGTTTGCAAAGTCTCACCCATGAACTCTGAACCAGCCCTGAGTTTACGATAACGAACAGTACCAATGTTGTTAGTCAAATCGGTGGCACTTAAATGGTCTTGTGTCCATATTTGTTTACCCGTCTTAGGGTTCACCGTTCCAGCAAGTCTCTTGCCTTTACCGAACACCCATTCACGTGCGTCTTTAGTGATTTTGTGATGAACAAAATCTTCAACAAAACCTATTTCTTCAATATCAACACCATACGTTTGACCAAATTTAGCGTAGACTTCGTTAACTTCTCCACGAACTTTAGACTGCCATGCTTTATAAGAATCAGCAACCGCTTGCGCTTCAGGTCTAGCAGCAGCATAAGCGACAGGGTCCTCAACTAAGTTAACAATGTCATCAACAGCATTAATCTCTTTTGCTTTTTTAACTATGTCTCTAGAATCCCAAGCCCATCTACCAAATGAATCAGTAGCCAAAGCCTTACCATAACGTTGAGAAGAAACGTTAGCCAGTGCAGTTATAACAACTTCATCAGAAGCATTAATACCTAATTGATTACGCAAACCAACACCAGCCTCAACACCAGCAATACGACTCGCTGGAGTTAAAGCCTTCTGAACATTAGGGGCATACCTGTATAATGCATCGCCCACCGTTGTCCTCGCCAATGTGATTGGTGCAGTTAAAACATTTGCTACACCTTCGGTTTTAGGAACTATTTTACCAGCAATACGCAAACCGTTCGTGATGCCTTCAGCAGCACGAACTTCTTTTGGTATAGCAGGCGCACCATAACGAACAATATCATCAAGCAACCCTGCCATCTGAGGGTACTTCTCTAACATTTCTGTAGTACCAAACTTCAACGCTAATGCTGAACGCCCAGCACGACCAGCGTTTGATATTGCACCAATACCAACATAGTTATATGGGTCAAGGGCAAGAGTCGTTACTAAGTTTGCAGGTTTGTCAAACCAAGGGTTACCAGTTTTATATTTTTCATCAGCAAACACTGACCATTTATCATCATTAGCACGTGTGAAAACTTCCTTTAATGCAGTAGGTTTAATTGGCTGTGTACCCTTTTTTATACCTGTTGCTTCAAGAACGTTTGCTGGTGCGTTGACAATAGATTCAGCAGTATAAGCGACAACGGATTGAGCGAATTTTCCTGGTACTGTTAAAGCCTTGCCAAGTTTTCCATCGCTACCTTCACCCATAGCGTAAGCAAAAGGTTCAATAACAGGCTTGGCAATACTGTTCTTTAAGAAACCAACAACACCCTTGTCACTCCAACCCTTATTCTTTTTACCAGCAGCAATGCCTTTAGCCTCCTCAATAAGTTTTTCTTTATCGCTAAGACTTTTAATGCGCCTAGATACTTCCTTGACAGATTTATCTAACTTTTTTTTCTCATCATTGAAACTAGTTTTGCTAGCACTAGAAGTAGAACTAGAACTAGAACTTTTAGATGGAGAAAAAGTTAAATCCGAAACATATGTTTCACCCAACATAGGTGAAGATGCATACGGGTCAATAGGTTGAGGGTAACCTGCTTTAAATGGTGACCTGTGTACAGCCATTAGTTACTTCCCAAAAGGATTGTTTGATTGCAAGTATGGTAAAAGTTTTTTAACATCAGTTTGAAATGGTGTTTGTCCTTTAGGTAGTTTTTTTGCAACAACATTAAGATAACCTTCAACAAAATCTTTTTCTTTCTTAGAACGTTTCTTACCCTGTTCAGGTGTAGCCAATTCTTTTTCTGCTTGACGCACACTAGTAATCTCATTCTTAGGTGCCCTATTTTTAGCAAACTGTTCCCACGTCACATCAGGATTAATAACGTCAGCCAACTTGCCGTAACCACCAGTTAACTTAGACATGGCGGCATACAAAGGATTGTCACCAGTTTGCAAATCTAATTCTTTACGCCGTTTTTCGTATGCTTTAAACTGTGCAGTTCTGTTTGCAATTTCAACAGCGTTTTCTTGGGCGAACCAATCACTTTTTTCTTTTTCAAATTTGTTTATTAATTCTTCTACTTCTACTGGGTCCATGCCATTGTCAACACCAACCTTCGTCCATTTTTCCCTTAATGAATCAACTACAGCAGGGTTGTCGCCTTCTTTTTTAACTTGATTCATATATCCAAAGGCTAACTCCCTAGCCCTAGGATTAAGTTTCTCATACGCTACACTATATTTATTTGGTGCAAGTATGTATTCATCAGGTGCAGTGTATGTTTGCTTAGGGTCAAACATAGCCAAGCCAGCAGACTGTTCTTCCGCTTGTCCACGCAAACTAGTAAACACCTGTGGGTTATTTACAATCGCACTAAGAATCTGATTAGTTGTAACCTTAGTGTTCTTGGATAGTTCCTCAACATTCCCACCCGACAACAAATAGGCAACTATTTGTTGCTCGGTAAAATCAGGTTTCTTTTTAGCCATTACTTTCTCCTACCAGTTTTCTTTTTAGCAGGCAAACCATACTTGGCGACACCAGCAGCACGTGTTTCAGCACCAGCCATACGTCCAGCCATAGCAGCCTCAATACCTTTCTGAATCAAAGCCGACTGTAAATCCAAACCTGAAACTTCTGCTTGTGACCTATTGGCAGTAATATCATTTAATGACTTCATTGCTTCAGCATTAATATTTGTATTGCCCAACAGTTGTTGCAAAGCCAACTGTTGCTGAGTTTGATTCAAGTCACTAGCACGTTGCTGACCAATAGCATTCATATAGTTCTGTTGTCCCTGATTGAGTTGCTCGGCTGAACGCCGAGCCAACTCTGCAGTAGCCCTAGCGTACTCAGCATCACTAGCAGACTGTTGATTAACAGGGTCCATGCTTGCACCAAAACCTTGAATGCCAGCAGCCAAAGCATTCTGTTGCGGAGACAACTGCATTATAGGAGCAGCACTATATGCTGCGGTTTGTGGCGCACCAGCAGTATTCCAATCCTGATTAGCCCTAGTGATGTTTCCTTGCGCCATCTCTAATTGTTTATTAAGGAACTCCATTGCGGCAGCCTTCTGCGTAGCAGTAGCCTGCTCCTGCTGTCCGTAGATAGGTGCTATTGCATCAAGGTACGCACGGTACACATCTTGTGATGCTTGATTATATTGTTGTTGTCCTCGCAAACCAGCACGACGCTGTATACGTGCAGCCTGATTAGCCCCACGCCTGCCGTCAGCATTGCTAACTTTGCCACTGCCACTGCCAGTGCCACTAGAACCACCAACATCAATATACGAAGTGTTAGCATCACTGCCAGCCAAATCTTGTTGTGCCGAGGTAGCCCCACCAACATAACTATCGCTAGGAAGTGCAGCCGAAAAGGTAGGGTAAGCAACCTTAGGACCCTTGCCGTCGTCCTTATATTGTTTAGTTACGGGGTCCCATACTAATGTCATACTAATGTCCTACCTGTTCTAATAACTACCCATAGATTTGATAGCCGATGCGCTATCAAATATGGCACGTTGTTTCTCTAGACGCAACTGCGCCAAAAAGTCCTCTAAATCCGCCTGTTGTCCTTGGTCCTGCTGTGTTATATTGTTTAACTCATCTTGAATGTTCTGTTGTTCTCTGCCTAAATCCTGCTGTAAACTTTCAGCATACTTAGACAAACCGCTACGCATAATACCCGACTGCACGTTAGGTCCACCTAACCCACGTTGCCCATACTGGCTCAACAACGGCTGATACCCAGCCTCATACTTCTTGTTAATACTTGCTAGGTTACGGTTACCCCGTTGCTGACCCAAGAACTGCGCTTGCTGGTTAGCGATAGATTGCTGCTGTCGTCTACGTAAAGCAGCCTGTTCGGAAAGAATATAATCATTATACGCCATTAGTATTTCCAACCTTCTTACGCAACTCTTCAATTTCCATGTTAAGTCTGTTTAATTCTACAGCAATAGACTGAACAATCTGTTGGATAGCAACAGCGTCAGCAGTTTTTAATGTACCCAATAATGGTGATGTCCAGTTCCTACTCATGATTACGCCTTGATTATGTAGTTAACAACAATGTATGGTTGAAGGTTACCGTTAGTTGCCTCAGCACTGGCGACACCAGTAGAACCAGTAACATCATGGCTGTGTGTAGCGTCACTTAATGTGTGACCAGTACCACCAGAGTTTACAGTCACACTGTGCGAGTGGTCAGGTGCAGTACTGATAACACTTACATCGGCTGTGTAGTTTTGGTTGCTCGGACCTGCTGCTACACGGTCAGCGATACTGTGTGAGTGAGTAGCACTAGGACCCTGTGAATACTGGATTGTGTGAGAGTGACTACCTGCGTTACCACTTGACCCAGTGTGTCCGTGTGTGCCACCATTAAGAGTAATGTTGGCTGATACACTATTAGTAGCCAACGTACCATCAGTGTGCGTGTGACTAGCAACACTAGTAGCAGAGCCACCAGTTTCGCCCAACACGTCAAACGCTGCGTTACTAGCGTCACGACCAACAGGGATACGACCTGTTAACAATGGTACACGGAACGTGCCACCAGCAGGCGCACTTTGTCCACCGCTGGTGTTAAATGCTGTACCAATAACAGCAAACAACGCAGCATAGGTAGTGGTAGATACCGCTGAACCGTCACACAGAATCCATCCCGTAGGTGCTGCAGTACCAGCGTACTGCATAATGGAACCCGACGGAGTTAACTGCTGTATAGCATTGTTAGATAGTTTAGTTAACTCAATGGAACCAGCATCAATGTTGGTTCCAGCAGAGATGCCTTCAACAAAAGTTTTGACATCTTGAAAGTTACTGTTAACTTGACTTGCCACCGCTGGAGTAGCGTTGACAAACGTATAACCTATATTGAGAGTAGCCATTAGCCACCAACCCTTCGTGAATTAAATTTATATCCAATGGAGTTTATACCCCAAATTTTGCTAGTAGGACCAACAAATTCTAGTTGAACTGTCTTTGCTTGACCAAGGTTTTTACCAGTCAACACAGTGGAACTAGAAGCACCAGCAGTCCAAGTACCAGTACCCCAAATCATTGTGCCCCAGTTAGAAACAGTAGCAGGTATTTGCGATAAAGCAAATGTCCTGCGATGGTTACCTTCAGCCTCATCAAAGTTATGGTAAACAAAAACATTTATAGACTGCTGAGTAGAGGCTTCCTTAACAACAACATCGGGACGGCGAAACATTTTTTTCTGCATGTATGTTCCACCATCAAACCATTTAGTCCGATAGTAACTAGTGAACCCAACAAAACTAGAAGTACTAATTATACTATCTGTAGCAACATCATAATCGTCAACATTAAGAATAGCAGGAACAGTAGGGTGACACATTAAACGCAACTCGTTGTTGCTGGAGTCACGGAAATCTGTTCCGCCTATAACCCCGTAACTTTCAGTTGCGGGGTTTCCACTGGCACCAGTAGTGTTAAACATTGTGTAAGCGTTTAATGATGGGTCAAGAACAAAGTTAACCGTTGCATAACTAGGAATAGTTCCGCTAGTTGCATAAGGCAGAGACAACCATAACCGTCGCCCTACCCAAGACAAACTAATACCATCAGTTGTTGTGCCCGAAACATAATTCAAATCTAAAATTGGACGAATGTTTCTGAATGCATCAATAATAGTGTTGCCGTCAAAGAAAAATAATCCACGCCCTACAGCATAAAAATATAATCCAGTATCGCTAGCAACAACACAGTCAGCACTGGATGCACCAATGCTTGAAGATATTTCAACAACCTGAAAGTTGCTATCGTCTTTGCCGTACAACAAGTATGTTGCATGGGGTTTGAAAACTACTAACTGACCATTAACAACTTTAATGGCAGTGATGCCATCACCACCACCAAGGAAATCTATGTAGTTAGTTTGGTGCCATGAATCAGGAGTTAACTCGTTAGACCAACGCAACCTGTTAGGTTGCCGTACACCACCCTCATTAGTATTAGCAGCAAACAATTTACTAGCATGGACACACAAATGTTGCGCCCTAGGTAAATGATTAGCACCAGCAGCAGTAGCACCCTGCCAAGGACTGCCACCACTACCACTGACACTCATGGCGGTAGCGTACGTGTCACCAGTTTTCCAATAGTAATTTGTACTAGCGGCATTGGTGCCAGTAGAAATATAAAGAATGTTTCCCCACGCCGCCATAGCAGCACCATGAGGACTAGCACCAGCAATAATTGTTACATCATTACCAGCAGAAAATTGCAACGTAGAAAAGTTAGCACCAGTAGACTTATAAATCTTCACGTCAGTAGACAACATCACATAATTAGAATCACCATAAAAAGGTGTTAACCGTTGCGGTGTCCATGTCCCTGCCACGTTTGTCGGGTTAATGCGCACCATTGCCCCACGAGAAAACACACCACCACGAGGGTCAATCTCCACGTTCAACATACGTGGAGATTCATTATCGTTAAGTTGGAACTGGTCAGACCTAAGGTTCAACCCACCACTAAAGTCTTGCTGTGTAAAAATTTCCACAGTAACCTACTGACCCAATGTTGAACCGAGGGACTTCAACCAACCTTGCATAGTAGGACGATTACGTGTCTGCCCATGAGCCATAATCAACTGCCCATGACTGGTTGGCTGCGTAAGTTTCTTACGAGCCAACGCCACACCCTCATCAAAAGACTGCTTATAGATAGTAGCCATCGTCGTATCTTCCATCTGCTGATACACACGAGCCACCGCATAATACACTAACGGGAAATGTAATGACGCAGGCGCATCAACATTGCCATCATTAGTAATCCAGTCAATCGGTTCACGGTAACCACGACACGTCAACAACCGTGCATTATTAGGCTTAGGGTAAATGTTAATGTTGCCATTCCACACAGCATAAAACAAAGGTTCACCACTAGTGTCATATGCGCCACTGTAGGTTTGTTCAGCCATGTCATAGCCAACCATGTCCAACCTGTAGCCAGTACGGGTGTTGTCAACAATGGACACAACTTCGCTAATAGGGTCAACAGTAAAACCACTGATGGCATACTGCTTGACATCAGTTACAGTACTGAAGTTAAAACTGGTTTCAAGAAACGACCAGCGTTTCTCCAAATCCAAAATGCGATAGTACCCGTCACGGATATAAAGGTTCAACAAACCGTCAGGTAAGTCATCCGAATCCAAGTCGGTAATCTGACGGACAGTGGACCGCAACTGGGTTGCGGTCATTTGATTATACGCCATCAGCACCATCCTTTAATGAAGAACGCAAATGCCCCATGCACAACTCGGTACCCTTGGCTCGCATACCCTCACAGGTATCCTCGTTAGCCGAACACTTATTACCACGCCCAATATACGGTCCACTAGGGGCAGCAATACGTGCCCCGTCAAGGGCAGCCAAACGCTGCCCACTGACGGGAGAACCATATAATGAATGGGCAGGGACAGAACCTTGAATATTAGTCATCAACTATACGATTCTGTTCCTAATTACTTAAGTTTCTTAATGCCCTTAAGTCCCCAAAACTCAGCATACTTCTTAGCAGCCTGAACATCCTTAGGCTTCTTAGACTTTAATGCTTTCTGACGCATCTCCTCATACTTGGCTACCTTACGTTCGTTCTCACGAATAGCAATGTTCTGAACATTCTTAGCCTTGTTCTCAGCAGCACGTCCCTCACGAGTAGCCCTACGTGAACCACGCTTAGAACCTTGCAAACCAACATGAGACATGCTTGCCCTATCTTCCGCAATTTGCGCAAGAGAACGGTCACCTTCGTACTGCGCCCTGTTTGGTCTTGGTACTCCAGTCATACCGTTACGTGGTGTCTCCGAACGCCCAACGCCACTATAAGTGCGTTGTGCGTCACCAGCCCGTACTGGTCCATCAGTCATAGTTCTCTGTGTAACACCACGTTGACGACGTGGTGCGCCTGACTTAATAGTATTATTAACTCTTTGTTCGGCACGAGTTACAGCATTAACAAGTTTCTTATATCCATTTTGCTGACGATACGAAGCACCCTTTTCTGCTTTAAACTTATCAAGTGCTGCACGTGCTTCTTTCAAACTCTCTTGGGCACGAGAAACAGAAGCCCTATCAGCAGCCCGTGCTGTTTGAGCCGCAGGTTTAGCAGGTTTCTTTTTAGGCATTGAACCAGCCTTAGGTGTAGTATCAACCTTAGGACCCTTCTTTTTAGGTGCTGGTGCTGGTTTAACTTCAGCAGGTAAATCATATTTCTTGGACATAGCAATGTTTTTATCCCAAGGATTTAATTTAACTTTTGCTGGCGGCTTATAACTAGTAAGATTAACAGTAGGTTTAGCAGCAACAGATTTACCTTTATCAAGAATTTTCTTTTCAGCAGCAGTGGCAGACCTAGACACACGTTTAATTGGCATTATTTGTGGAACCGTAGGTCGTGCTAATTCTTTCTTAACCTTAGGTGTTGCTGCACGAGTTCGTGCTGCAACCCCAGCAGCGTCACCACCTTGTCCTGAAAGTGCATCAAGTTTCTTAGCAAGAGCAGGAGTTTCTTTTGCCGCAGCCTTTTTGGCAGCAGGAGCAGCCTTCTTCGCTGCTTTTTTAGCAGCAGGTGCAGCCTTCTTTGCAGTAGCCTTGACACCACTAGCAGCAGCATTTTTTGTTGCCTGTTCAGCAAGTTCACTCAAAGATTTACTTGCACCTTTACCGCCAATAGGGATAACAGATAGTGCTGCCAAACCAGCATCCATCTTTGTACCCTTGCCACGCAAAATGCGTTCAATTTCTTTACCAGCCAAAAGGTTATCAACACCCCAGTCAGTGAGTTTCTTAGGGTTGACAAGAGTACCAGCAACTTTTTTAGGATTTTTTACAGCCCACGTAATAGGGTCAACAGTCATTCCTTTTATAGCACCGCCACCAACACGACCTACGGTACCAGCAACATCACCAACACGGTCAAAGAAACCTTTATTCTTTTTCTTAGGACCCTTGTTGCCTGAACCTTGCCCAGTACGAGTTACTTTTTCTCGTGCCGCACCAACAGAAGCACGACTAATAGTGTTACCCGAACCTTGACCTGACCGAGTTACTTTTTCACGGGCAGATGTTTTGCTTTTAGGTTTCGCTTTGTTGTAAGCGTCAGCAACAGTCATTGGCTTCTTAGGCATTATGTTTTCCTTTAATTAAAAATTACCAAATGTTAGCACGAGGTTTGCTTGGACCATTACCAGTAG